CCCCATTGGAGCATATTTTCTGAGCTTTAAGTCCCTGCCATCAGGCAAGGTGGTTGCTAACGACCGAGCTGCAAGCAATGCATCGCAAAGATGCATTGGGAACAGCTGCCTGACAAGACCCACAGAAACACGGTCACTAGCCTCAGCGAGGTCTAGTGTACACGTGTTGCCAGTGATGCTGCCCAGGAGGGCTGCATCCCTGTTAGGTCTTTGGTCCCTGAAGTGGATATGCTGCTTTGTCATAACATGACTCTGGAGCCTATCTACTATCACTTGACCCAACCCTTGTTGTATCCACTGGTTTTCCAGTGGTTCGCAAGAGATGAGTCTGGGACCGCGCGAGTCTTTCGGCACCAGGAGAACCCGGGCCGAATGATCCATCACCGGGAGAGCTTTGAAACTCTCCATTTCGTCACACACATGTCCTAAGGAGGCGTAAAAGTACTCCTCCCAGGGCCATATATTGGCGATGCGTTCGTTATACCTACTGAACCGATACTTCTTGGCGCCTGTCTCTCTAGTAGAGACTGCACCAGGTCCGTGTCGGGGTAGTATATCTCGAACGTCGAGGTCTCCGAGGACGACTTTGAGTCGGGCTCGGGCCCCGTAGATGATATTATCGAATGAACGGCTCTGCACCCTAAGGTGGCAGAGACGACAATCGATATGCAATAGCAAGTCTTGCTCAGTCTTTTCAAACTTTGCAATGACTTGCTCATCAAGCTTCGGATTGTTTGGGAGTGCATATTTGCTGAATGCAAACAGTACGCCCCTGAGCAACCGTACGCTATTAGTACAGGGAGTCTGAAGGACCCACCCGTCGCAAGAGAACACTCTCACGAATAGTTTACCCATGAATTTGGGTAACTTGACGCTGGGATCAGCTTGTTTGCTGAATCCAGTGTAGTCGAGGGAGACATCTCCGGTTAGAGCTCTATCGAGACTCCGACCGAGACGTGGTAGCTGTTTCGTAAGAAACGCTACTCCTTCCGTGGCGATTCGCTTCTTTGCCTTTTGGGCATCGAGGCGTGCGTCACGTAGGGTATAGACATCCTGCTCTAACGTCACCGAGACGTCCAGCAGTAGTGAGGTGAAGAGTTGAACTAACTCTAAGCTTTTAATTGATTCCATTAGATGGTAATCATCTTAGAAGCATGCCTGACTATTCCTGGATCTGTACATAGCCCTCTTGAAGAGGGCGGAATGAGCTGCTACGCTAAAGGGCGCTGATTGCTGGAACAGACTTTTTAGATCTGCCCATCAATCAATGCTTGAGCGTTCGCTGGCACATCGAGGTAATTGACCAACTTGGCCAATAACTCAAGTACCGCTGTATCCGCAGCCTGTTCAACAGGCCTGTCGATTATCAGCGATATGGAGTTCTTCCCCGGTGTGAAACCGTCAGACAACGTAATGTAATCATCGAGTCTCTGCAGGGTACGAACACGCCGGCCTTTGCCGGTGCCCGCATCCTGGTTAGAGAACGTCAGTTCACATTCGTTGTTGGCGGCTCGCGCAAGCACTTTGTATCGGGCTTTCGCCCCTTCAGTGCTAACGCGCGCAAACGATTCGGCAGCACCATTCCCGGTCATACTGATCGGATCAGTCAACATACTATTATGTTCTTTCTTTTTGTAAACAAAGGGCTTTGTAGCCCCTAATACGAAGAAGGTCGTATCAGCCTCGTTGAAGAGTCAGACATTCTGTCTGGGTATCTTCGGGGGCTGTAGAGCCTATTCAGGTCTACAGGTCTGCAAGCTCACTTCGTAGGATTTGTCAGGGCCGCGATAAGCGTCCCTAACATTCTCACGTTGTACTTGCTGAAGCCTCTGGTAGCAATACCAGAGACTGATCCATACCAAGGAGACTCACGGATATAATATCCGAGCTTCTTGACATGGGCGAGCTGTTTGCCACTGTTTGATCCCTGGGCACCGTATACTTGCATGTGCAAGTCACGGGTCCAGACTAGATTAAACGAATGACTAAGGCCCAATACTTCTACTGATGGCTTGATACCCCTATCTGCGAATTGTCCAAGAAAATTGCCCACGTGGGCAAAATAATCTATGACAAACGAGAAGGGTAACGCGTCCCATAGCATCTGGGGATCTCCCATGCCGCCTACACCGTAGGCGTCAAGGAAACCGAGGAGCTTGAGATGGCGTTTAGTAACCTGAT